GGAACTAGTTAAACCACGTGAGAATCCATAAGAACATAACCTTGGACCGTTATGTTAGGAGTCCCCTGCCTAGGTAGGAACACCAAAGTGGGGCATAAATACTAGCATATATTATTATTCGGGGGAATAAAAAATGGCTGAAAAGAAACTAGCACCAGGTTCGATCTGGGAAAGATTTGACACAGACGGTGATGGCACGATCACTGACGAGGAGATCGCTCGCGGCAAGGAGATGCTTGAGCTGGAACTACGTGAAGAGAAGTCGGACGCACAACGCAAGATGGCATGGGTGGCAATGATATCCATGTGTGTCTATGCCGTACTTCCTCTCATGCCTTTCGTGCCAGAAGCAAGATTAGCCACATTAGCAAGTTTAAGTGATATGTTATTCCTATCACAGGCTTCAGTTATCGGTATGTTCTTTGGTGCGACAGCATACATGAGCAAGAGCAAGTAGTGGACAAGTTCGTCAAGGTAGTGTTTGACCTATATGCGGACAGGATACAACCTGATTCCAGATATCGCATATACCTTGAGGACGAACTGCTTACGGAAAGAACATGGCGTTGGGACGACGAGACATATCTTGAGGAAATGTTACAGATCAAGGCCGAGCCCGGACTATATAAGGTTAGTCTGGAAAAGGCCCTGCCCACGAAGACTAGGTTCACAGTCAAGAACATGCGTGTGGAACTTGGTGATGCCAAGATAAAAGACAATGACATGTTGGAAATATTATGAAGATAAATGAAATAATCAAGGAAACGGCAACCGCAGGTGCCACATCTGCCGGTAACATAGCCACAGTGGTGAATCCACATGTGGCAGTGGGCAAGATGTCCAAGTCATACACCGGATCACCAGGTGTGTCGGGCACCAAGGCACCCAAGCCACCCAAGCCCAAGAAGCAAAAACCATCGGACAATGCCCTCGACATGAAGAATGTCAGCATATTTGGTGGGCCACTCAAAAGAATCTAAAAACTTTCCGCTCTGATAAATACTACTAAGGATAAAAGAGCGGATAGTTATGAATTTACAAGACTTCAATGAAGACCATTTAGACCATGAAGTTCGCATGGCCAAGAGCGAATTGATCGAGCTTGCCAAGAACTCCATGGAACTTATCAAACTACTAAACCAATTTGCCTCAGAAGAACGTGGCATTCCGGGTTGGGTAGCAAGTAAGATCACGAAAGCACAGGACTACATCAATTCAGCACATAGATCATTGACCTATGATGCCATGGATGATGGTGTCATCTCTGATGCTGTTGACAATCCATACGCAGTTGGCATGGCACAGGCCATGAAGTCAACTGGTGATAAACCACCGTTAAAGAAATCAACAATCCGTAAGGCACACAAGATCGCTAAGGCAGTGGAGAAAGGCGAATAATGTTAGCAGATGACCTAAAAGTATTATTGGCCAGCAGTTACGCATACCAACTGAAGGCACACATGTTCCATTGGAACGTCGAGGGCAGTGACTTCGCACAGTTACATGACTTCTTCGGTGAACTATATGCGGAAGTGTTCGCTAGCGTGGACAAGACCGCCGAGCTAGTGAGACAGTTGGATGAGTACGCACCGGGATCGTTCGATAGATTTAGATCATTGAGCATAGTGGATGATCAGACAAAGGTGCCCAGGGCTCAGTTAATGATACAGGAGCTCTTACAGGACACGGAAAAGATGATAGACCTCACCAAGAGAATGGTTGGAGTGGCCCAACAAGAGGATGAGGAAGGTATAGCGAATTTCGTAGCGGAACGCATAGATGCTTTCGCAAAACATGCGTGGATGCTACGCAGTTTCTTAAAGGGCAGAGACTAAGATGTTGGTGAATCACTTATTTGAATCAAGTTACGGCGCCAAGGCAGGTGTTGAGACTATCAGACAACTGTTACATGCGGTAAAGGACAGCAAAGACATCGACCTTAAGGTTGGTCCGGAGATGTTCCCCATCGAATACGGTGATGCTCGTTACCTATTGAGCTTCTTCAAGGCCAACAGGCACTTGGGCGACGGTATAGCAGAGAAATTCGGTGATGCCAACTGGGTTGAACAGAAACTGGCCAAGCGTGATGCCATACAGAGCCCAGACAGATTAAACAAGTTCGACATCGAGAGAATGAAGGACGTACAGAAAGACAAGGTATTGGATCTAGAAGAGGACTACAAGGGCTGGTCATACTCAACATATGATGAGGACTATGACGACGTGATAAAGAAATCACACGTTGCCACAAAGGATGGTAAGGAAGTCAGCATAGATTGGAGTCCATACAATAAGATGACCGACGAGCAGTTCAAGACTTGGGTAGACTTGGGCATGCCTACACGCAAGGACGTGAATTCGATAGGTCCATTGAGCCCGGAAGATCTAGAACAGTTAATGAAGACCAAGTTAGGCACCAAGGCGAGACTGGCACAGGAAGATTCGGGCTGTCCATGTTGCGATTGCCCTAGCAAGAAAGAATGCACATGTCCACCGGACTGCCCAAACTGCGACTGCCATAAGCAAGTCAAAGAAGGTTTAGAAGACGTTAAACCAAAAGACGAACAAGCACGTCAAATCCTTAACATGCTGAGAGTATTCTTTGATGACAAAGAAGGTTATCAAGATGCAGTAGCAATTGACGCTGTAGAATATCTAGTTAAAAAAGGACTATTAAAAGATTTTATTAATACATTACCATATTTTGATATAGACTATGAAGAATTTTTAGATAGTTATGATAAAGACTTCTTAGAAAAACGCTTTGGTATAACAGAATACGATTCACACAACGTGGGCAAGGGACAATACTCGGACTTCGAGGTCATGAGAGCGATCAAGGTGGCACAGGACTACGCTGACAACATGACAGGAGCCATTGACAAGATCGAGGATATCAAACCAGGACTGAGCGACCACAGGGCAGTCAAGGACGAACTCAAGAAGGCCAACGAGGACAAGAAGGACGACATCACCAAGAAACTTGATCCAAAGACCAAGGTAGCACTCAAGAAGCAACAGATGAAGACTGCGGGTGTCACCAAGGGAGATCCAGTGGCCGCAATGGCAATGGGCCTCGAGAAGGACGTTGATCGCTTGGACAAGGAGAACGACGAGGAAGAGGCAGACATCGCCGCACAGGCAATGGTTGACAAGTATCACTCACAAGAGCTCGACGCACTCAAAAAAATGGTAGACAACCTACTCCGTAAATAAGTATCAGTATGTTAGACTACGGACAATGCTATCTCAATAGGCAAGATCGCCTACTATACGTTCCTATGCACAAGAACATGACCGCTTCGATGCGTCAGATCATGACTGAGAAACAATGGGAGCTCAAGAACTTCATCAAGGATCCATACTTTGACACCGACATGGTCAAGCTCACAGTGTTCTGCATACTGAGAGATCCATGGGAGCGTTGGAACTCGGCCATGTGCCAATATTGGTATGGGCATGATCTAGAAGAAATCACCAAGGAAGAACTGATGAATGTCAGGCTTGATCATCATTCGGACAAACAGGTAGATTATGTCAAGGGGTTTGATCCAACGGACAAGTTCCTCAGATTTGAGATGGGAGATCCCGAGCTGTGTCCATTACTTGATGTTGAGCGACTTCCCTTACGTAACCGTAGCAAGTTCAGAGATCAAAAAGTCTTCATCCAGAAACGCATAGATGAAGTAATGGACGATGAACTCAAGCAGACAGTCATCGACTACTACGAAGACGACTACCGATTCATAACACACGGCGTTCTACCAAAATAATTTACATCATATAGTTTCCTGCTATAATTACTATACAAGGAGACACATATGACGACAGTATTCAATTCAGATCAAAAAGCAAAATTAGATAACCTAATGCGTGAAGGCATCGGTGTGATGCAGGAAGTCGAGACATTACAAGAAGGACTGAAGGACACCATCAAGGCCGTCGCAGAAGAACTCCAGATCAAGCCATCAGTGTTGTCAAAGGCACTTCGCGTGGCCTACAAGGCAGAGTTCCAATCTGTCAGTGCTGATCACGAGATGTTAGAGACCATCCTACAGACCACGGGCAGAACTGCCTAGTTGGAGAACGTAAAGCAATTTTGGAAGAAGAGTTATAGATCAGATCCAACGGCATTTGGATTTGAGTTAACTAGTTTCATATTTACTGTTGGTGCTAGTTTATATCTGGCAATGACAGCTGATGCACCCAACATGGCCATAGTGTATCCGGGATTTTTTGTGGGCAGTATAGCAGGAGCCTACGCATACCTACGCAGAGGACTTGCCTGGCCATTGGTGTTAACAAGTTACTTTGCTGTGGTAAATATATTTGGATTTGGTGTAGCCATCCATTGGTGGTAGCACCGGAGTCGCTCCCTAAGAGCATGTAGCGGTTGATCAGCCTAAATTGATCGAGGACAAATGAACATCTGGCAACACTATTACAAGCAACATCACGTCAATCGTGACCCACACATATACGGCATGTGTAAGGTCAACGACCAGCACAAGTTATTATACGTACTCGTACCAAAGAACGCATCAACCAGCATCAGGACCAATCTAGGCAAGAGCGGATTCCGTGACGGCAACTACCATGACGAGAAATTGATCAAGCAGGGTTATACTCCCATAATCGTATTGAGGGAGCCCATCGAACGATGGTGCTCGGGATTTGCCGAGTACATCAATAGGCGTATGGGAGGCAAGTGGAGTCCTATTCTCAAGAGCGAAGAGGCATTGAAACTGATATTCCAAAGACCCGCACAGGACGAGCACACGGAGAGCCAGAGCATGTACATACACGGACTGGATCCCGGCAAGTCACACGTGTTACGCTTTGATGATGAACTCAATAAGAATCTAGCGGCATTGTTGCGTGGTTATGGAATAGACAACGAGATAGACGATACCGGTACCAAGTATATGACCAGCGGTGGTAAGTTAGACTGTAAGAAGTTCTTAATGGAGATGTTACAGAACGATGAGGACAAGATGGATCGCATCAAGGCCTTTTACAGACTTGACATCGACCTATATGAACGTGTAAAATATTATGTTAAGGGAGTTGAATGAGTTACGTAGACGCACTATTTGATCGCTCAGGTGATCGCATACACATAGTTGAGAGGATCAATGGACTTCGAGCGTTCAAGGAGTTCCCTGCCAACTACGTGTTCTACTATGAAGATCCAAAGGGCAAGCACAGATCAATATACGGCACACCTGTAACCAGATTCTCAACACGTTCGGCAAAAGAGTTCCACAAGGAGACCAAGATACAGGGACAGAAACGCTTGTATGAAAGTGATATCAACCCCGTGTTCCGTTGCCTAGAAGAGAACTACATGAACGTGGAGTCTCCCAAACTACAAACGGCATTCTTCGATATCGAGGTTGACTTCGATCCCGAGAAGGGTTACAGCAGTCCCAATGATCCCTTTAATCCCATAACTGCCATATCAGTCTACATGGACTGGATGGACAAGTTAGTGACGTTAGTGCTACCTCCCAAGAAGATATCCTGGGCAGAGGCGGAAGCCACAGTGGCCAAGTTCGAGGACACTTACCTATTTGAACGTGAAGAGGATATGCTAGGCACATTCCTAGATCTGATAGAAGATGCTGATATACTAAGTGGTTGGAACTCAGAGGGGTATGACATACCCTACTGTGTGAACCGCGTTACTAGGGTGCTTAGTAAAGACGACACAAGGCGTTTCTGTTTGTGGGATCAACTGCCTAAGAAGCGTACATTCGAACGCTTTGGTGCTGAAAACATAACATTTGACATAGTGGGACGTGTACACATGGACTACATGCAGTTATATCGCAAGTACACCTATGAGGAACGACACAGTTATAGTTTGGATGCCATCGGTGAGCATGAATTAAATGAACGCAAGACTGCCTATGAGGGCACATTGGATCAACTATACAACGACAACTTTGAAACGTTCATTGAGTACAACAGGCAAGATACACATCTGCTCAAGAAACTTGACGACAAGTTAAAGTTCCTGGACCTGGCAAATGAACTGGCACACGCGAACACGGTGCTACTACAGACAACAATGGGTGCTGTTGCTGTTACTGAACAGGCAATCATCAATGAGGCACACGAGCGTGGACTTGTTGTTCCGAATAGACGTGAACGCTTGACAGACGAGGACACACAGGCCGCGGGTGCCTACGTGGCATATCCACGCAAGGGCTTACACGATTGGATTGGTTCAGTTGACATTAACTCACTGTATCCGTCGGCCATCCGTGCGTTGAACATGGGCAACGAGGCCATAGTGGGCCAGTTAAGGCCCGTGATGACCGATCGCTACATCAGGGAGAAGATGAACAAGGGCAACTCGTTCGCATCAGCGTGGGAGGGCCTGTTTGGTAGTTTAGAGTATGAAGCAGTGATGAAACAGGAAGTGGGCACTGAGATAACCATTGATTGGAACCAGGGAGGAGAGGACACATACTCCGCGGCTCAGGTATGGAAGATGATATTTGACAGCAACAATCCCTGGATGCTGACTGCCAACGGAACCATATTCACATATGAAACAGAAGCAGTGGTGCCTGGTCTGCTCAAGCGTTGGTATGCTGAACGTAAGGAGATGCAGGCCAAGCTCAGAGAGGCAACTACCAAGGAAGACATAGAGTTCTGGGACAAGCGACAGTTGGTCAAGAAGATTAACTTGAACTCACTGTATGGTGCTATTCTTAATCCAGGTTGTAGATTCTTTGACAAACGTATCGGGCAGTCAACAACACTGACAGGTCGTGCTATCGCCAAGCACATGGACGCACACATCAATGAGCTGGTCACGGGCGAGTACGATCACGTGGGCAAGGCCATAATATATGGTGACACTGACTCTTGCTACTTCTCGGCATGGCCCATGATCAAGGACGATGTTGAGTCTGGCAAGATGGAGTGGACCAAGGAGACGGCCATACAGTTATATGACACCCTGGCAGACTCGGTCAACGAGTCGTTCGCTGGCTTCATGGAGAGAGCATTCCATTGTCCACAACACATGGGATCGATAATCAAGGCGGGCAGGGAATCAGTGGCATCCAAGGGCCTGTTCATAACCAAGAAGCGTTATGCCATCATGGTATATGACTCAGAGGGCAAACGTCTAGACGTTGAGGGCAAGCCAGGTAAGATCAAGGTCATGGGCTTAGATTTGAAACGTTCAGATACTCCGCCTGTGATACAGAACTTTCTAAGTGATGTATTACACAATGTGCTAATGGGCAGTGAGCGTGAGGATATCGTAGAA